ATAAGAATTTCGGCAAAAGTCGGCGCATACGCAATTACTACGGCTCTCGTGGCGGAATAAGGCTGTAGGATGCAATGCACAAGCCCTGTAATAATCAGAAACCCGAAATATGATTTCGGAAAGACTGACCAACCGCAGGGCTTTTTGGTACCCTGTGGTCGGTGTATGGCCTGTAGGATCTCCACAACAAGAGAATGGACGGTTAGGATGATGAATGAGTCTTATGACTGGGACGCAACAATATACGTTACTCTTACTTATGCGCCAGAGTTTCTCCCAGAGAACGGCAGTATAAAAAAGCGTGATGCGCAGTTGTTCCTGAAAAGGCTTAGAAAGATGTATCCTAATCGAAAATTCAAGTATTATCTCGCTGGTGAATACGGAGATGAAAGTTCACGTCCCCATTATCATGCAATATTCTTCGGGCTGAATGATTTTGATTATGAGAATATTTGCAAAGCATGGGGACAAGGTATTGTAGATAGCGGCGCAGTTGAACATGATTCCATTCAATATGTCGCCGGATATGTGCAAAAGAAGTACAGTGGAGAGTTAGCAAAAGAGGTATACCAAGGAAGGGAGGTTCCATTTCACTTGGTATCAAAAGGATTAGGAAAAAATTATGTCTTAAAAAATGAAGAACAAATCCGTCAAAAAATGTGTGTTACACAAAACGGCAATAAAATGGGCTTGCCCAGGTATTACAAAAAAGTTCTAGCATTGGAAACTGATTTGCTCAAGGAGAAGGCTTTGGAGAGGGAAGCGGAGTTTGAGGAAAGAGCGAAACGAAGAGGAGCGATAACCGAATACGAAAAAGCTTGTCTCCGAGAAGAAAGCCGAGAGCAAAACAAAAAAACGCTAGAAGCA